GTCGTCTAGTTACTAAGCGTCGGTTGTAATGTTGACGCCTCGTGCGTTCTCAAGCAGCCCAACCGCGCAGAATGCGTGACCGACCACCCGGCTGATGCCAGGATCGCCCGCTCTCACAAACTCCGCGTAAACGGGGCTCTGTGACGGTGCGGCAATGCTGCCGGGCATGGCAGCGCGAGCGGAGGCTTCTATATAGGCCACACACCCCGGTCCGAACATGCTGCCAATTCGATTCCCGCCGCTCGATGTGATCGAGTCACTGGAAAAAATGTCGACGCCTAGCAGGTTGCCCTGATAGCCGGGTCCCTTGATCGCTAGCTGCTGTGCCGTTCCTGGGCTGAACATCATGGCCCCACCCTCAGAGCGCAGCGAGGTGCGAAGGTCAGTCACCTGCACAGGCGCGAGGACTGCGGTCCAGGGTCCACCAACGAGAGCCTGCTGGAGTGTCGCGGTAGCGCTGTAGAAATCATCAACGGTCATATCAGCGCCAGAGGTGCCAACGTTCGCGGTGATGGTATCGGTAGCAGCGCAGACCAGATCGGTGAAGCGCAACTCATAAGCCTGAGCCATCTTCGCCGCGAGGGCTTGCAGATCGAGTTGGCCGGGACTACCGACGATGCTGTGTAGATCGCTCATTCCAAAACTTATAATTTGATGTGCCACTGTCAAAGAGACAGAGCCAACAGTCACGGCTGTATTATCGTTCGCAGTCGTCTCATCGCCGGCGCTCTGTGGGGCCATCGCGAGATCAAAGTCAACCGTTCCGGTCGTCAGCGTGGCAGATCCAGATCCGCCGATGTCGCCCAGGTTGGTCGCCACAGCGCGCAGGCTGGTCGGATCCATGAGCAATTCATGCAGCAATCGATTGTAGACTTCAGCGGCGCGTGTGTTAGCGCCCGAGCCTGTGAGGGTAATTTCATTAGCCATTGTGAGCAGTTCCTTATCTTAGACGCAGAGCGCCCGATGTTATTGTGTCGGCCCTTATCGCCCGAACTGCCCGGCGGCGGCGTGGCCCCTTGTGCTGACTCCCTTATCGCCCGATTGTGCCCGGCGGCGGCCAGAGTCAGCGAGTCAATGCTAAGCGCCCTGCGGCGCTGGTGTCAATACTTTAGGCTCGCGAGGATGTCAGCCTTGTTAGCGTTCCAGTCTGCGGTAGTCATCTGTGCATACTGTCCCGGCGTGTAGGTCTGCGGTGCTGGCGGTGTCGGTTGTGCTCCGTTGTTCGCCATCGGCTGCGCGGGTGCGGCGGGCTGTGCTGCTACCTCTGGCGCGGGCGCTGCTGGCTGGCCCGGTGCGAGGTCTGCGATCATGCCTTCGCGGTTAGCGTCCCACCAATCGCCCCACGCCTGCGCCTTGTCGCCTTCGGCCTTGACGTGCTGCTGGTGCTGGAAGAGCGCGAAGTCACGCACGCTGCCCTTGGTGACGCCAGCCTCAAGCATGCTGATGTGTGCGGTGCTGGTGCTGTTGCTGTTGGTGAGGTCGGTGCGTGCCTTGTCAAGCTCAGCGCGTAGATCCCCGATGCCTTCGACCTGTGCCGCGAACTGGTCGCGCTCTTTGGTGGTGGCTTTGATGCTGGTCTGTAGCTCTGCCAGTTGCTCGGTGAGGGTCTTGCGCTGAGCCTCTGCGGCCTTGCGCTTCTCCACTTCGGCTTTGAATCGCTCTTCGGGGATCATGGGTACATCACTCACTGGTCACGCCTCCTGCTGCGGGATACAAGGCCCGCTCTTGTCTAACTCGTTCGAGATATGAAACGGCCTCCTCACGAGTCCAGCCGGGCGACTCCGCGAGGATGACATCGACGATCGAGCGGGTGCCCAGGGCGATCCCCGCCTGCGCCTCTTCGAGCCTAGCCTTGCGCTCTTCGGTAGTCAGCGCGATCTGAGAGTATCGCAGATTGTAGCCGTCTTCAGGTAGAGACGTGCCCGCCATCGCGTTGCTAAGCGAGGCAGCCAGAGCCAGCACGCGCCGATCTCCGTCCTCGAACTGCGGCATCATAGCGCGGGTGCGCTCTCTGATGAACTCGCGCTTGAGGCTGATAGCGTAGCCGCTTGACGCGCCTGACTGCTGAAGGTCTGCTGGGCTCACGCCGGACGCTATAAGTCCGCCGTGCTCGTAGGACTGGATCGCCATCTGCAATCTCTCAGGATCACAGCCCGCCGCCCATTGGAGCGCCTGCACCGGCCCGCCTGTGTCGCTGTCAATCATCAGCATCGAGGTCGGATCGTTGGGCACCTCTCGCCGGGCGCTCTGGCCCTTGACGTTTACGCCTCGAATTGAGCCGCCGCTGAGCCCTCGGATTGGGTGACTGGCGTCCCTAATTGCATAGCAGAGAAAAGAATTTAGAGCCGCGACCGTCAAGGTCAGGTCAACCATCTCTGCACCTGTGAAGGCGTCCCAGAGTTGAGAGCCGCCGCCCTCGGCGTGATAGAGCACATACGGCAGGACGGGATTTGTCCCGCCTAGAATGTAGGGATAATCGCCGCCGCTGAACGATCCGCCGAGGACCTCTGTGCTGATGTCTTGCGCCTTACTCGGATCGGGTCCGTCTGGGATCACAACCTTGAAGCTCGGCTCTTGAGGATCTCGCACGTCGAGCACGTCCCAGGTCCACCGGGCTTCTCGCTTGCCCTGTCGCTCTAGTGTGCGAATGCGGGCCTCGACTACGACGGCAGGATCTGCCGGTCGGTCAGGAGTAGCCGAAGCCCACACCATGTCGCTTGGTACTACTCGAAATTGCAAGCCGCTGTCAGTCCAGGCAACGCGCACCAGGCCCTCACGCATGCCCACCACCTGCCGCTGGTTGCGGCCCAGCACAGACCATAGCTCAGCGGCGCGCAGTTGCTGGCGGAAGTCATCTAGCCCGCCCTCTGCCACGTCTTGGTGTTCCACGGTGGGAGCCTCGGCGTATAGCTTGGACAGTTGATCGACCAGAGCGCGCAGCGGGTTTCTGCTGAGGTCGCGGAAGCCTAGCCGGGCCGCTGTGTCTTGACTGAAGAAGGAACCGATCCGCTCGTCGAGGTCTTGCCGCCACCATCCTTCGAGGATGCGCCGCCGCTGGCGTGAGTGCTCGCGCCGGGCTTCGTCGCCGGGATCGGGAAGAGGTGGGCGCTGTTGCTGAACTCGTGGATCTGTGAGGTTGTTCATGTCCTACCTTACGCGCAAAGACTGTACGCCCTTGCTTCGGGTGTCAAGGAATGTTCGCCCAATGTAGCGCGCTGCGTCGAGTGCATGCGTGAGGTCTTTGTTTCTCTGGTCGCCGCCCGGCCCGCGCCAATGACGGAACCCGTTGATCAGGTGTTTGCATCGAGGATGGACCCGCAAATCCCCTTTGACTTGCGCCGCGTGGATGAGGCGCGAGGTGTATATGATCGAGCCGGGGCCTTTGCGCGCTGGCTTGATCTTGAACGGCGGCGACGATTCCGGCCTGCCGCATTGGCGGGCTATGCTCTCTGTCATCAGCGCATTGATCCCGTATCCTGCCTGAGACTTGCCCGCTGAGTTGTGATCGCCTACTGCGATGTCAACGGCCTCCGCTTGAAGCCCTGCCCGCTCCAGCATATCGAGGATGGCCAGCGCGTCAGCGTCGATCCCGGTGTGCCCTGGGCTAACGTACTCGTCGAGGAACCAGATCTTAGGATGATTGGGATCGCTTAACTCAGCAGCCACCAGCAGCGCGCACTCTTTGCCAGCGTCCTCGCCGTGATCGATCCCTATACCGATCGATACCTCGCCAGTCGGCAGGTCCTCGCTGACCATGGACGAGTCCCAACTTGCGAAGTAACGATCAAGGCTATCTGCCTCCCACGCTCCACCGATCACTTGGCTGCGCTGGCTGGGCAGGCAGACGTTGATCGCCTCTTCCACCTGGGCCTCGCTCATCCAGGGGCAAGCCGCCGCGCTCAGGCTGAAGTGCGTCTCACTCAGCACGCCGCGATCTACCTCGTCCTTGAGCCATCCCACCGGGCGGCCTACAGGTGTGAGCGTCAGATACATGCTGCCGCCGGTCTGCACCAGCCGCGAGGCGCTCTCGGCGTAGGCTGTCTCTGTCGGCGGCTCGTCGATCCAGACTAGATCGAGCGTGGCAGACGCAAGGGCCAGCCGGTCTTGCTCGGCGGTGACGAAGACGATCCGCGAGCCGTTGGCAAAGCTAACCGTGTTGTGCTTGAAGCCTCGCACCGGGTGAAAGCTGCAATCGCTCGCCAGCATGCGAGGCGTCAGGAAGTCATACACCTTCGCCTGTACCACCACCGACTGCCGGAAGCTATGACACAGCACGCGCACCTCAATAGGCGGCGGCTTCACGTCCTGATAGGGGTGCAGGCCCAGGCAGCGCGAGACAGTCTCGTAGGCGGCCACAAGAGTCTTGCCTGACTGCGAGGGTGCACGTAGTAGCCGGAAGCGCTCAGCGTCCATCAGGAAGGCCCTGTGCGGTGGTCCTGGGGTATAGCGTGCAAGGGGTGAGGCGCGCAGGCGGCGCAGGGCTGTGGCTGCGGTCACTCCTCGCCACCATCCTTGAGGGCTGCGATCTGCCGTAGCTCTTCGGCGCTGAGGTCTTGGGCCAACTCCTGCAACAGTTGCGGACGGTCGAGCGCTGCGATCTCGTCGTCCTGCTTCGGTGGTGGCTGGTCGAGGCCTACGATCCGCTGCTCCAAGGTCATCATCGCAGCGAGAGGGCCTAGCTTGCTCGTCTCCAGGGCTGCGCGCTGATGGCCTCGCAGCCTGGTTAGGAACTCCGCGCGCCGCTCTTCTAACTCCTGCGCTGATAGCTCATCTCTCATCAGCAAGATCAACTCACGCCGGTAGTTATCTATCGTGCTGCTGCTGACTCCGAACTGTGCAGCCAATGCGCGCCTGACCTGTATCGACCAACCGCGATCAGAGATCGTGCGCTCGACTATCGCAAGCCTGCGCTGCTTCTCGTCCTTGGTCGGTTGCTTGCCAGGCATATAGGCTTAGCGGAGAGCGCCCGGTCCTGGGTCTTGGCCTGCCTCCTCGGCCCATGCTGTCCACCGCTTGCGGATCACGTCGCAGTAGCCCTCGCTGATCTCGACTCCGTAGCAGTCGCGGCCTTCCTTCGCTGCTGCGATCAGGGTAGTCCCGCTGCCGAGGAATGGATCGAAGATCGCATCGGATGCGTCGGAGAAGGCCTTGACGAAGAAGGCGGGGAGGGCGACGGGAAAGGCTGCTGAGTGCGTACCGTCGCCGCCCATTGACACGCGGAGCACGTTGCTCGGCAGCGCCATCCCTGGCGCACGAACACCACCGCCGCTGTCCTCGTAACCAGAGGCGCTCAACGTGATGTGAGTGTCGAGCGCGTACTTGAGAACGGACTCAGACTCGTGCCTCACGCTCGCTGGACGAAACTTCATCGCTGCGCCTGGGGCGAAGTGGAACACAGGCTCGTGCCCGTTCTTGAACCTGTTGGGGAACGAGCCAGGGAACCCGTGATGCGCCCAACAGAACTCGTCCACGAACCGCCAGCCCCACCGCCGAACGTGAGCGATGGTCAGATCCTTGACGTAGAGCGAACGCTGCCCGTCGTCGCAGTGCTCCTTGATGTTGACGAACCACGAGCCATCCTCCGCAAGATGCTCTCGCACGTTGGCCTGTACCGCATCGAACCAGCCCACGTACTCATCCGGCGGGATGGGCTTGAAGCCGCTGCTCTCGTCGTACTTGCGCTGGCTGGCGTAGGGCGGTGATGTAAACGCCACGTTGATCTTGCGACCATCGAGGAGTGCCGTCACCGTGTCAGCATCTCGACAATCGCCGCAGATCAGCCGATGCGGCCCTAGTTCGTAGACCTCGCCGCGCTTGCTGTCGGGATTCTCTGGCGGTGCTTCTGGCTCGATGTCCTCTGGCCCTATTGGCTCGTCGTCCAGCAGCGACACCAGATCGTCAGCGTCGAAGCCAGCCAGCAGCAGATCGTCCTCGTCAATACTGCGGATGATCTCTGCCAGGATGCCGTCGTCCCAACTTGCCTTCTCGCCCAGCTTGTTATCAGCCAGCGCCAGCAGGCGAGCGTCTGCCGGGTCGAGGTCCATCCAGCGGACGGGCACCTTCTCGATCCCGAGCTTGTGCGCTGCCTTCAGTCTGGTGTGCCCTGCTATCACCATCCCGTCCTCTTTGCGGGCGATGATCGGAGCGGCGAAGCCAAAGCGCCGGATGCTCTCTGCCACGGCATCCACTGGCTCGCCGTCGTTGATCCTGGGGTTATCCTCCCACGGTGTCAGGTCCCCCACTGGAGTCCACGTAGCCGCCGCCTCTGCCTTCTTCTGTGCTGTCGCCATGCCCCTAGTCTATGCACAAGCGCGCCGATGTCCAGAACCAGCAACGCCCGCCGAAGCGAGCGAAGTGGCCCGGGCGGGGTTGGTGGGTTAGCTGTTGGCGGTGCCCTTGCTGTCCTGGCTCGGGGCCATGCTGTGCGACCGGCGCCCAGCTACGGGCTCGCCGCATGAGTCGCACGTGTCTTGCTGCGCGTCACAAAAGACCTCGATCCCCTCAGCCTCTGGTCGGCACTCCGTGCACCATAAATAACCAAGGCCATCAACGGTCGCCACAACATCAACCGAGCGGGGCATTAGTTCAGCCCCTTTGCCCACTGGTCGGCCTTCGCGTTGGCCCACTCGTTGGCCTCAGTCTCTGTCAGGTCGCCGCTCCTAACCATGTCCGCAAGGTCGCTTTGCAATTCTCTCATCATTCTCTCGGTGCGGGCGTCAGTGTCGTTGGTCATTGTCTCAGTCCTCCGAGGCTTGATTGCCTCAACTGCAAGTAGAATAACATGTGCACACTTACTGTCTATAGGTAAACACACTTTTATTGCATTTAGGTGCATTTAGTCGAGCAGTCTAGCTTCTAGCCTTCCGATATTCTCCGCGCTCTATCTCTGACTTGCATCCCTGGCAGACGATTGCAGACCATCCCGAGAAGCTCAGCAGGTGCCGATGTCCGCACCCGTCGCAGGTCGCCGTCACGGTGTACGCGCCGTTCATGTTGGGTTGCTTGCGCTTGTTGGTGAGTGTGGCTCTCATGTGTCCTCCTGCCGGATAGGCTCCGGCGTCACTCAAGTTGATGGTCTTCGAGAACCCGGATCACGTAATCCGACCAGTGTTCAAGCACCCTGATGCGCTCTTCAAGGCCATCCATTCTGACGTCGGCATTGTTTCGGTATTCTCCGCGCTTTAGGGTCTCGCCGCAGCCTTTGCATACGATTGTCGTCCAGCCGGCCCAGGGCGCCGTTTGAGACTCTTCGCACCCTTCGCATATTGCCGTCACGTTGTACGCGCCGCTCCTGCCCCGCTTGCGCTTGTTGATGAGTCTTGCCTCCATAGTGTCCTCCTGCCGGATAGGCTCCGGCGGGCCGTGGGTGGTTAGAGGCTTGTGTAGAGCCCGGTATTGCTCTCGATGACTCGCTTCATGGCGTCCACATAGACACCGCTCACGCTGGCGACGGTCTTAGGCTCTTTGCCCGCGCAGAGTTGGCGAGTGCTGGGGACCTTGGTGAAGGTCATGCTGTAGGTGTCGCTTGGGTCGAGGGTGATCTTGATGTGGTTGATCCCGCTGGAGTTGCGACCGATGCGAAAGCTCAGCCCGTCTTGGTGTGCAAGCAGGTTCTTCGCGCCGATCATGCGTAGTGCGAATCCGAGTTGCTGGGCGATGGTGTTGGCTACTTCGTTGCTCATTGTCTTAACTCCGGTGGCTTGATTGCCTCAACTGTTAATAGAATAACATGTGCACCTTAACCGTCAAGTGGTGTGTTCACTTTTATTACATTTAGGTGCGTTTAGTTGAGCAGTCTAGCCTTGAGCCCTCCGCTGCATCTCGTCTTGGAACTCCTGCATTGCCTGTTTTATGCCCACCTCACCGGTCCGATCTCGCAGCCAATCGCCTTGAGCCTGGGAGATCCTGCGCTCTTGCTTCTCGCTGTAGCCTGGGCGACTGAGCAGATCGCTCACGCCGGGATAACTCGACCAGCCCGCCTGGCCCGCATGCCATTGGCCTGCGGCACAATCACACAAAGCAAGTACAGGGTAGTCGCCCTCCATCACCGTGACCTTGCCGTCACCGCATCGGCGCGAGCAGTTGGGATCGACCGGCGGCGCATCGTCTGCGCTCTGTCCTGTGGCGTGGGTGCGTCGATAAGCGAAGGCTATGTCATCGAAATGCAAAGGGCGGTAGCGAGCCGTTCCTGCTGCCTCCTCGCGGGCTGAGTCAAACGCGGCTTGAAGCCTTGCCGGGTCGATACTGCCCAGCTTGCGGTTAAACTCTTCCACCCATGTGTTCGCCTCGGACACGCTTGGAGTGCGGGATCGGATCAGTTGCAGGTTATGCAGGACAATATCAGTGAGTGAGGGCATCGGGGTCTATTCCTTTCGCTCTGAGGTTGGCTTCAACCTCGGCTTTTACGTCTTCTATGGTTCGCTCCCAAGGTGGGCGGTTGGACTTCTTAGCGTTGCTCTGTGCGCCTCCTGCGCCGCGATCCTGCTGGCGGCTGAACCACGATCCAAGGAATCGCCTGATGTCGCGCTTGCGCTTGCCGGGGTTGCTGTCTTCCCAAGCTGCCGCCCGCTTCGCTTCTGCTACGAGGTCTAAGCCGGGACAGGCGTCTTGCTGGCGAGAGGCCCAGGCGTCGAGAGTGGCGAGCTTGCCTAGCTTGCGATCTGACCAGACCTCGATGACATACGCTGAGAGCGGATGCGACGGGTCAGGGTGCTGGGCTTTGCCAGCGTCCAGACCAAGAGGCGTAGCCTCATATACTTCTCTTTCTTTATCTCTTTCTCTTTCTATTAGTACCCCACCCCGTTGGGCACCCCGTACCCCACCCCGTTGGGCACCCCGTTGCGCTGGCCATACCTGATCGGGGTCTGCTCCCATGATCAGCGCCGCCTCTTCTGTTGCGTTGCACCGTGCGAACTGGCCCAACTCGCGCAAGGCTCCGATCAGGTTGTTGCCTGTGGGTGTCTGGAAGTGGAGCGCCGCAGGGATCAACACTAGCGGCGGGCGGGTTGACACCACCGCGACCCCGGCGCTGTGCAACTCGTCAAGACACTTTCGCACCTTGCCCGCCTGCCAGCCCACTTGATCCGCGATAGAGCCAGCACCAGCAGCCACAAAGCCCGCTATAGACGTTGGTCTGTCGCAGGTT